GTTATTGATTCTATTATAGGATTAACAAAAGGTAACACACAATCACTTACAATCAAATGGGACGGCTCACCAGCAGTTATATTTGGTAGAGATGAGAAAGGCCAGTTTGTGTTTACAGACAAGTCAGGCTTTGTTGCAAAAGGTTATGACGGTAAAGCCAAGTCAGCAGATGACATTGAGAAGATGCTTAAGAACCGTCCAGGGTATCAAAGAGATCCAGAAGGGTTTGGAAAGTTTGCAGGCAATATGAAAAAGGTATTCCCTGCATTTGAAAAAGCAATACCAGAAGACCACAGAGGCTACTTCAAAGGCGATATGTTATATTTTAACACACCAGAACAAGATAACGGAGCATTTACTTTTAAACCGCAACTTGTTTCCTATAAGGTTAACGCAGACAGTGACATAGGTAAACGTGTTGCACAGTCCGAGGCAGGGGTTGTGATTCATAGAATTGTTGAGCCCGACGGTAGTGAAAAGCCATTAACTGATTATGATATATTTCAAGGTAACAGTTTATTAGTGTTACCTCCAGTCACTGTACAACAAGCACCAGAAGTAGACATGAGTGGTGTTAATAAAATTACTGCTATCGTTAACAAGAATGCGGCAGGCATTGATACTTTACTTGACAAAGGTAAGTTGAAACAAATGCAACTGTCAAACTTTGCAGACATATTATATAATTACGTAAACGTAAAAACAGATACAGGATTAGACAACTTAGGCAAAGACTTTATGCAATGGCTACAGAGTAGTGCTGTTAGCAATAACAAAAAGGCAAAGATAACTGAGTATGTTAAAACGAACATGACAGCCTTTACGGCTTTATGGAACATAGTTAGTGGAATAATGAATGTTAAGAACAACATTATCGACCAACTAGAAAAACAACCTGCTGATGTACAAGCATCAATAGGAGATAAACCAGGGGGCGAAGGATATGTACTAGCTCACCCAACTGGTGATATTAAATTTGTTAACCGTGCTGGCTTTAGTGCGGCGAACAGAGCAGTACAACGATAGGAGATAATAATGAAAGCAACTGATTTTATTAAAGAAATAGATGCAGACGATCAAGATGCTATTGATTCTTTAAAGAAACAAATAGATCCAGCTGACGTAGATGGTGGTGATCTAGAAAAAGGATTTGGTGATAAACACGTATCACTAATCAACCAAGTACACAAAGTAAAAGATTCACAGGGTAATCCAAATCCTGTTAATACTGTTACAACATCAGATGGTGGTAAGTTTAAGATCAAAGGTTGGCAGGCTGATTTAATCATGCAGATGCTAACAGGTAACTATAACCAACGCCAGAAGATGGAGTTTACAAAAGACGTAAACAGCAAGAAAGATATGCTAGGTGCATTACTTGGTGAGCCAGGACCTAAAGAGATGGTTCTTAAATTTAAAGAACTAGTGAATCCTGAAATGCAAGCCAGAAGTGCATACGAAAGCAAAAAAGTATAAGGAAAACAAGAATGGAACTTGAGTTTCTAGAAGAGCTATACGAAGCAAGAATGACCCGCAACTCGGGTGACACAGCAAAGTTAACATTTAATGACTGCTGTGAAAGACTCTATCTGAGTTTACTTGTTCTTGAACTTCTTAGACAGTATCCAAAGTATACATCAGCCTCAAGGGCTTATGCAAAAGCAACGAAGGCAGTTAATTACAATCGCTTTCAGATGCAGGGTACTGACTTACACAACTTCATTTACTTTGTGAATGGAGATGATGAAGCTCTAGCTAAACTTAAAGATCCTGATAGTGCTAGAATGGTTGCTAGAAGAATTACATTACCAATGATGGCAATCAATAGATATCTTACTACACTTTCAAGTGGGATGTCATCAAGAACTAGTGAAACGTTTATGGGTATTGAATCGGCATTACGTATCTCCAATGCTGATTACAAAGCCATTCGTAGACAACTTACTAACTTTCAAAACCTAGCAACATATGACAGAAAGAAAATTGCTACTAGACTAGTGTTAGCCGTTAGAGCTAAACTAAGAAGCAGTGATATAATTAGATTCCTAGAAGAACTTGTAGCTGAAAGAGATTTAGAAACAGGAACAGTCAAGGACAACGAACCAATCATTAGTGTACCAGACCTTTCAACTAGTGGTAAGGAATTATCTTTATACAGATATCTAGTTGGTGCAAGAAATTTAGTAGGTACTAAAAAGTTTTTAGAACTTGCAAAGAATGGTCAAAGTGTTCCAAGCACGTTCGTAAAACAATATATGCCTGCTATTGAAATGATAGATGATATCGTAAAAGCAGGGCCAGGATACGTACAAATGTTACGATCCTTACAAAAACGAGCCAAACAACGCCGATAACTCCGGTTTTTTCCAAAAACTTATAAATACTAGTAACATACCACACAAGAGAAACGTGTGTATGGTCATTAGAACATAGGAGAAATAAAATGGCTGGAGTAACAAGAGTAAATGGATTTGGCAACTACGTTGTTGGATCATACAGATCAAGTGCTAACATTGGCGCTTATTTAGTAACAGTAAAAAATGCCTCTAACGCGGCAGTAGATATCAGAGCAGAAGACGATGCGGCTAACGAAGCTGTTGAGGCTATCATGATGGCTACAAACGCAATTGGTTCATCTTTCGCAGATGCTAACACAGGCGTAGCAACACTTTTAGTTGACGGATCACAACATGACGCGGCTTCTTTACAATTTGTATTAAGAAACCTAGGAACAACTGTTGGACCAAACAACATCGACTTTAGTGGAACAACTGTTGCGGCGGCTTCTACATTAACAGCGGCGTAATCCAAAGTTAAGTAGTTAGTTACTAAAACTAATTTAAAGGGCGGTTCATTATTTGTTCCGCCCTTTTTTTACGACTATAAGTATGAGTATGAACTTTGAAGTAGCTACATTAATAGATATAACTCAGACTAACCAAACAAAGTTTCGATCAGATGATAGGACAGCTATCAATCAACAGGCTAATTGGAATACATTCCTGCAGGTGATAGGGTTGAGATCCAATCCATACTTTGACGAAGCACCAAGTGTTGTTGAAGGACTAGACATCACCAAGAGCGAGTTTGGTACAGCTTATACGGGTAAACAAAAGGTGTGGTACTTTAAGTTTAGCATTGAACAAGAAGGTGCTTTGAGTGTAGACTTCCTTAAAGACGACTTTGATCTAGTACCTGTGGTAGCAGGACTCACTGAAAGCATTACAATTAATAACAATGCTTTTAGAACAAAAGATGAAGAATCACGTAACGTGATCTTTAAATTAGTAGATAATACTCCAGACTCGGTTGTATAAATACTAACATAAGGCAAACATTACATCAAGTACTAGGCGATTAAATTATAGGCCCCTTCCACGATAAATTAAGGAACGGAGAGATAAAGATGGCAAGAGCCACTAAATTAGAAAAAGAAAGTCTAGAAGCACACGTAGACTTATGCGAACAGAGATATAATAACTTAGAGCTTCGTCTGAGCAAGATCGAAACGAAAGTTGAGCATATCCACGCAGACATTACTAATAACAACAAGTCAATGACAAAAGTGTTGATAGGATCAGCAGGTACGATTGTAGCTGGACTACTGTCAACTATAATAGTAATATTACTAAACTCTCAATAATCCAAACCAAAACACTTCCCCAAACACATAGATAAATACACGTATGCTATTACGTGAGATATATGAACCGTTAGACGAAAAGCAAATATGGGCTCGATCTGGTAAGAAGGTCGTTCGTAAGTATCGTTGCACGGCAGGTAGACGCAAAGGCCGTATTGTTAAACAGATGGCACAATGCTTTGCGGCACCTAATATGAAGGCACGAATAACTATGAAACGCACTAGAGCTAGAATAGGTGCTCGTATGATGAGGAAGGCTAGACGTACCAAACGTACAAATCCAGCTTCACGTAGAGTACAAGCATTGAATAGAAGAGGGTAGTATGTTAATCAAAGACATAATGACTGAGTCTATCAAAGAGGGAGTTATTCAGATCTGGGGTAAGAACAAGGGTAAACTTGTTCGTAAGTATAGATGTACAAGCGGATCACGTAAGGGCAGAATTGTAGCACAACCGTCAACCTGTAACGCGGTAAAGAAAGTTGGTAGTGCTATAAATATAAAGAGAGCTAAGGCACGTAGAGGTAGTGTAATGAAAGTTAAGACCCAACGCCAAAAACGGGCAAGTGGACTTACCAAAAGACTTACAACTGCTAACAAGCCACAGACGCAAAAACGTTATAAAAAGGCTCCAACAAGACGAAAAAAATTTAAGACAGGAAGAAGAAAGAAATAAATGAGAGCAAAGGACTTTACAAAACCAGTTGAAGAACAACAAGTAGTTGAAGTCGTTCCAGCTATTGGAGCCGCACTAGGACGTGTGGGTGCAAAGATGGGATCTGCGGCGGCTAAGGCCGGTGTTAAAGCAGGAGCTCAATTAGGTAAAGTCGGTGCCGGTAAAGCAAAAGGCATAGGCGCGGCGGCAGTGAAAGCTGTCAAACAAGCACAAAGTAAAGTTTCAAAAGCTATCCTTAAAAAAGGATCACAAATAGCAATACCCACTCAAGGGGGAAAAGAAACTGAATTCGATATTGACGATGTTAAGGGCGATATGATTACATTAGCCAACCCGGAAACAAAACCAGGTGAACCAAAAGCATTCGTATATAATAAAAAAGAACTAGATCAGATAGTCAAACAAAAAGCTGACAAGGCCACAGGTGGAACAAACCCAATGGCAGGTAAGGTAGTTTAATGAAGATAAATGATTTATTAGGAGAATTCAGTATTCAAACAAGTAATGAGGAAAAGGAAGTACTTGAAAAAGTACAACATCCTGTTCCATTTCATGCTTTCCCAGAGAGAGAACAATTCGTTATCGAAGGACTTATAAGAAAAGCTCTTATAACTAAAGTTAACCGTAACGGAATGACAGTGGTAGTTGCTAATGGATCCGACTAAATTACAATCAGACTTAGACGAGATAATGGAAAGTGGCCTTCAGAAGGTACATATTCCATTTGTTAAAGGCAAAGGTAAGTCGGTACGCATTAAGAATACTATATTCAGAGAATCCAAAAAAGAAGGTGGCTACTTGATATTTGACGTTGGATCGCACAAGAGAGTCGCTACAACCTTTAGTAAACGTGGTGCCATAGCATTAGCTAAAGCTAGAGCTAGAAATGACGAACATACCCAAAGAACCGTGCTAGATTTGGATCAAAAGCTGGGTAAACACTATATGGACAGTATTTTCCACAAGCATACCATAGAGCAAACAGACGATGATATGCGTAGAGAAGCCGCAGAAATGCGTTTTGAGTTGGCTAAAGACCATACTTGGTCATACATCTGCCAGTTAGACGAGTTCATCTTTGACGATTGATGATAAATAACTATAACGATAGGAACAAGAGCTATGAAAATAAACGAACTTAAAATTGTATCAGCTAAAGACCTAAATGAGTCACTAGCAAAAACCTTTGGAACGAAATTACGTTTACAAGACTTTACTAACGAACAACTTGAAGATGCACGTAACAGATTACGTACACAATTAAGCCAAGTTGAAACAAATGAAAGTTTCGATACAGTTCATACAAGCGATGCATATCAAAAAGGTAGAATGTTCCTAGACGTAATCAACCAAGAGATGCACGAAAGAGCTAAATCAAAACCAGACTTTTTAGACATGGACGGTGATGGCGATAAAAAAGAGCCAATGAAGAAAGCCGTTAAGGATAAAAAAGCAAAAGAAGATGTAGCTGACGAAGATTTAACAAAAGGTCAAGAGAAATTACCAGCAGGCTTAAAGAAAGCAATACTTAAAAAGCAAGGTAAAGACGACGATGCGGAAGACATTAAAGAAGGTGCTGAGGAATCAGCAACATTAGTAATGGCCGCAAAGGACATGGTAGACAGAGTAACAGGTTGGATGGAAGACACAGCAGAAATGCAAACAGAATCCATGCTTGAATTAGGCGATAAGATCAGAGACGAAATGGGCTCGGAACAATCAGAACAATTCATCAATACTGTAAAACCAGCATTAGAAAATTTATACACAGTTTTTGAAACTACAAGAGAAGCACTATCCGGTGGCGTAGCCATTGTAACAGGCGAAGGCGCTCCAGAGACTATGGGAACAGATACAGAAGCTCCAGCAGAAGATCCTGAAGCTGAAATGGAACCAACAGTTGATGCGGACGCAGGTGCTGAAGAACCAGTAGCAGATGAGTTTGGTGCAAGTGAGCCAGCAACAGGCGGCGAAGAAGTAGCAGACAGAGAAAAACGAGAATCCATAGAACGAAGCAGAAGACTAGGTCAGGTATTAACTGACTCAAAAAAAAAGGTAGTACGTCAGTCAAAGTAACTGAGGCTACAAATTCCAAACAGGCACTCGTACAAATTTTTAGAAATCAGATAGGTAGTGCTGATCATCAAGATCAGCCTGCTTACCTTTCATTTGAAGCACTCAATCAATTAATGTTAAACATGGACTTTCAACAGTTTGACTACGATGGCTTCAAACAAGTATATGACGCAAATCCAGAATTGAAAACCTACGTAAAGAATTTTGATGACAAAGGTGTTACACTTTCTACAAAGAAAGAAGCTGACTCCGATGCACCAGTATCAAGTGATGCCCCTGATGAAGTTGATCAAATGGCACAACGAGCAACCCAAGCCAATCTTTAACTTGACAAACTAGTTTTTTTGTTATATACTTTAGTGTATGAGGTATAACAATGAGCGAAGTAAAAATCTTACCAAATCTAGTTTGGAAATATAATTACGAGCCAGGATTCGATGTCCAGGCCTTTTTAGATTACCAATCCAAAGAAGCTGAACTGCATCAGACAGAAGCAGATGGAGGCAAGTCAACGGCTGGCCATCCAAACCCTCCGCACGAGTGGGAATGTAATAAAGATTTTATGATTTGGTTAAGACCCAAGATAGAAATTTGTTTACGTGAATGGGACGTTCAGTACACAGATGTCGTTGCCACGGGAAGTTGGACCAATATACACAATATCAATGCTCATACTTTACCTCATGAACATGGTTCAACCAACGTGGTAGTGTCAGCTTATGTACAAGTACCAGAGGACAGTGGTAACTTAATGTTTGAACAACTGTTAAGAACTAACTGGTCTCATTACTCACGCATACCAGAAAACACAATACATGACTACTGGAGAGAAGTTAATGTAAATACAAATGATGTCTTACTATTTCCTGGCTGGTTAACTCACAAGACCCAAGCAAGTAAAAGTAATGGCAACCGAATAACATTTACCATCAATACAGATGGTAGGGATAGAAGCAACGTAATATTATGACAGTAGCACAAGACAGAACCAAAGAAGAAATTATTAAAGAGATTGAAAGTATCGTAGAAAAGAACATTCAACCTAGTGTAGAAATGCACGGTGGTGTTGTTAAGCTACAAGACTTTGATATGGAAACAGGCGTTGCCCTTATGTTAATGAGTGGAGCCTGTTCAGGCTGTGCAAGTAGTTCCGTAACACTCAAGATGGGTGTAGAGAATATGCTTAAACATTATGTACCTGAAGTAAATGCAGTAGAGGGTATGGACGATCCTAACTTTAACGATCCGTATTATACAAGTTGGGACAACCCAGGTGGCTGGGGAAAGGAAGAGTAATGGCAATAGAAAAGACTGAACACAAGACACCGTACTTTGAAAGACAAAATCCTAACATGAGTACAGAGTTTCATAGTGCAATGAACCAATGGATCATTGATGTTAAGTGTCCCTTCTACGAGGAATTCTTAACACTATTTGAAGATGAATATAGAGGAGAAGATGAAAGTAAGATCAAAACTACTTTCAGAGGATATCAATATGATGTTACTCCTAAGAACTTACCCGAGTGGGGTGGCGAAGTAGTACGTTCGGATAAGATGAATCCAGACACTCCGGAGCAAGTAGGATTTCCTAGTTCTAAAACATTAAATGAAACAGAGTTTGATGTAAACAAAGCAAATCCAGGATCTAACTTTCCACCTATTGATCAAAACAAGTTTGATAAACTTAATTGGGATAAGTTAATGAACTGGGTAATGAAACAGATTAGACGTAACCAGGTGCCCGTTAAGAGCATCAAGGTAAGCAAGTGTTGGTGTGTAGACTACAATGACGGAGGCTACCAAGCAATACACAATCATGGCCCACTATGTATTAGTATGGTAATGGCAATGGACTCACAACCTACTACAGGAACTAATGAACAGTCTGCTGACAATGGAATGTTATATACCCTAATGCCTAATCCAGATGGCACACAACTTATGACACAGTTTGGACCTTACCCAGGTAGAACTGTTATCCTAGACGGTAGAGTATGGCATGGTGTTTATCCTGCTAAGGCTCCACGTAGAACATTTGTTGTAGACTTCGACTTTGAATACTATGGCGAAGATGAAGAAATTCCAGGAATGGTAACTCCAATTAACCCAGGCACACCTAATGGATAATAATTATTTTGCTCAAGGGCAGTTCATCATAGAAACAGAGTATGATGAGTATGAAAGTATGAACATCACAATGAGAAAGAGTTCTACTGAAACTGTTGACTATCCTGATAGAGTGCAAGATAATTTAGATTTAAATTCAATATCGTTGGCTTACACCGATTGGGTATTGAAAAAGATACAGGATCAAAAGATTCCTGTTACAAGCATTGAGCCCGACCAGGCTTGGTATATTAACTACAAGCCTTATGGTTACCAAGGCATACACAATCATACTAACAAGGAAGACTTAATTAGTACAGTTATGTATTTTGATCATAAGCAAGAAGATGATATGTTTACACAGGACGGATGTCTTGTTACAATGATGGCACACCCTAACACACAGATTGAGTTTCATGAGTTTCCACCTAGTCCAGGTAAAACTATTATTATGAATGGTAACGTTAGCCATGCAACTTATCCTTACAAACATGAAAGAAGATGTTTAGTTATTAATTTTAAAGCAACATGGAGCAAGCCGAATGAGCCTGATCAAACAGAAGTTTAATTACAAAGAGATAAAGAAAGAGTCTAAAGAAGGCAAACGCCTATATGCTTGTCCTGACGGTAATAGTGTCGCAAGTGTAACAACTATACTAGATAAAACAAAAGACAAGTCTGCCTTAATTGCTTGGCGAAAAAGAGTAGGTGAAAAGAAAGCACAGGAGATTGTTACAGAGGCCGCAAGTGTAGGTACTCGTATGCACAAATTTTTAGAGGACTATGTAGAAACAGGTGAATGGCCTAAAGCAGGTAGCAACCCGTATAGCCAACAAGCTAACGAAATGGCTACAAAGATTAAAGACGCCGCATTAGTCAATATTGACGAAATATGGGGCTCTGAGGTACAATTATACCACCCGAAGATTTACGCCGGCACTACAGACCTCGTAGGCGTCTTTAAAGGCGAAGAATGTATCATGGACTTCAAGCAAACTAACAAGCCTAAGAAGGAAGAATGGGTAGATGATTATAAGCTACAATTAACTGCCTATGCACTAGCCCACAACGAGATATACGGAACTAACATACAAGAAGGCCACGTTTTCATGTGCAGTCGTGCAGGAGAATATCAGCAATTTGATGTATGGCCAGACGATTTTAAGGCCTGGGAAGCTAAATGGTGGGATCGTGTGTATATGTACTATGACCGTTTCGCATAAATACTTGTAATAAGGAGCAAGTAAGTGGCAATAGTACAAATTTCAAGAATACAAGTACGTAGAGGTCAAAAGAACGTTGGATCAGGCATACCACAATTAGCAGGTGGTGAGTTTGGTTGGGCAGTGGACTCACGTGAATTGTTTATTGGTAACGGATCAGTTTCTGAAGGCTCACCAGCAGTTGGAAATACAAAGATCCTAACACAATATGACAACCTGTTTAGTTTTGCAGATCAATACACATATCAAAAGAACATCAGTACAATGCAAACAGGCTCAACTGCTATGTTGCCTACTGCTAGAACATTACAAGAAGTACTAGACGAAGAAGTAAGTGTTAAGTCGTATGGTGCAACTGGTGATGGTTCAGATCAAACAGTAGTATTACAAAGAGCTATTGATCAATTATTCCTTAATAGTGCAACAAAAGGTTCAACTGCAAGTAGAGTTACATTAAAGGTACCAGCAGGTGAATACTTATTGAGTGCAAGTTTAAAACTTCCGCCATATGCAACAGTCATTGGAGCAGGAAGTGACAAGGTAAAAATTACACAAGGTGCGAATGTTCCTGTGTTTGAAACTGTAAACTCAGGATCAACACCAGGAAGTTATGCACAGGACAGTTCAAGTACAACATTGAACCAAGCTAATAAGATTACACTAAAAGGTTTTACATTAATACAAAATACTACAAACGCAGGTATATTGTTAACTTCTTGTAAAGAAAGTACATTTGAAGATTTAAAAATTACAGGTGCTTGGACAAGTGGAGCAACTCCAGGATCAAGTCAAGTTGCAATTAGAATGAACAGCTTATCAACTGCTGTATCTTGTAACAGAAATAAATTTAAAGATATCCATATGAAAGGTTACGCAACAGGCGTACACTCAGACTTTGATGTTGTTGGAAATACATTTACAGATTGTGAGTTCGACACATTAAGATACGGAATAGTATATGGTGAGAATACAAGCATTGGTCAAGTAGGAATGGCTACAGGTCCACAAAGAAATATTGTACAGAGTTCACAGTTCCATGATATTGATAGACAAGCATTATGGGTAAACAAAGGACAGTTTAATTCCTCAGTTAATAACAAGTTTATTAGTGTAGGTAACAATGGTGGTACTGAAGGTAACGCAGTTTATAGTGTTATAAACTTTACAGATGGTACTGCTCTTTCTAACTCATCTAGCAATGACTGGTTTGACAGAACTGCAAATTTAAGTTATGATCAAAACTTTATGTCAGGTTATAGATATGTTCCAGAAGTTGAAGGACCAGGAGTTTTTGATTTAGAATTTAGTTATAGGTTTCCTGTAACACAACAAAACTCCGCAGTAAGAGTATTAAAATTTCCAGGCTATGCTACTAGAAACATAGTTGTAGATTACATATACAAAAGCTCACAGGTAAATGCAGTAAGAGAAGGTTCATTAGATATACTTGTTAACTTAAATGATAACACATCTAAAGTAACTGACAACTTTACATACCTTGGTGCTAGTGCATATGAATATAATGTTGAGTTTAGTGTTTCATTAACGGATGAAAACACAGACGGAACAAATGATACACTGGTTGTTTCAATGAAGAACACGACAACGAGTGACACAGGTGACATATTATTCAAAGTACATTACAAAACGTAATATGCCAAACAGAGAATACGAGACAAAACTCGTTAACTGGACTAACTTTAGAGAACAACTAGAGGTAAGTCTAAATCCTTTCCAGGAAGTAATTGATTATTACAACAAGATGCCAAGAAGTAAGCTAGGTGTTGACCCTTGGGATCAGACTACTTGGCCCACTCCATGGGAACTACTTGCTCAAAACAGCATTTGCGACTTGACAAACAGCTTGGGGGTGTGTTATACTTTACAATTAACTAATAGGTTTTCTCGGAGTGAGTTCGAGATACATATAGTTACGGACTACAGTAATGAGGAATTATGTTATCCTGTTTGCATTAACAATAATGTATTATGTTACAAATATAATGAGGTTGTTCAAAAGGCTGAATTACCCACACAATTTGTTTCACAACGCATTTATAAGATGCCGGCGTTACAATAAATACTTTATCATTACGAATACGAATTAAAAATTAACAGGAGCAACAGAGAATGTCAAATGGCGTCGGTATACACATCAAAAAACGCGACGGCTCAGTAGAGCCCCTGGACATTAATAAGATACACTTTGTCGTTGAAGAAGCCACGGAAGGCTTGACGGGTACAAGTGCATCACAGATTGAGATGACAGCTAACATTCAATTCTATGATGGAATGTCCACGGAAGAAATACAAGAAATTTTAATTAAAAGTGCAAACGATTTAATTAGTTTAGAGAATCCCAACTACCAGTATGCGGCGGCAAGGTTGTTGTTATATCCAATTTATAAAGAAACGTTCGGTCAATACAGTCCTGCTCCTCTTACAAAGATTATTGATAGAAATATTGAACGTGGTGTATATGATGCGTCAATCAAAGACAAGTACACTGAAACAGAATTAAAGCAATTAAACAAATACATCAAGCATAACAGAGATGAGAATTTTACATACGCAGGTCTAAGACAGATAGTAGACAAGTACCTTGTGCAAGATAGAAGCACAGGAGAAATATATGAGTCTCCACAAGTAATGTATATGATGATCGCGGCAACATTGTTTGCTGATTATCCAGAAAAAACACGTATGAGTTACGTAAGGAGATATTATGATGCGACCTCCCTTTTTAAAATCAATATCCCAACGCCAATCATGGCCGGTGTACGTACACCTCTTAGACAGTTTGCTTCGTGCGTTCTTGTTGATAGTGATGACACCCTTGATAGTATTTTTAGTAGTGATATGGCAATTGGCAGATACACGGCACAAAGAGCAGGAATAGGAATTAATGCAGGACGTATTAGAGCAATCAACTCTAAAATTAGAGGTGGCGAAGTAGCACACACAGGCCTGATTCCGTTTCTAAAAAAGTTCGAGTCAACTGTAAGATGTTGTACACAGAACGGAGTACGTGGAGGCAATGCAACTACACACTTCCCTATTTGGCATTATGAAATTGACGACATCCTAGTACTAAAGAATAACAAAGGTACTGAGGATAACAGAGTACGTAGATTAGATTACAGTATTCAACTTAATAAATTGATGTACGAAAGGCTGTTAGCTGATAAAGACATAACTTTATTCTCGCCACATGATGTACCAGATTTATATGAGGCTTTCTATTCCGACCAAAAACTATTCGAAGAACTATATGAAAAGTATGAACGCAAGACTTCATTAAGGAAACGCAAAGTAAAAGCAATGGAATTGTTTTCTGCGTTGATCAAAGAACGTGCTGAAACAGGACGTATCTATATCATGAACGTTGACCATGCTAATACACACAGTTCATTCAAAGACACAGTTTACATGAGTAACTTATGTCAAGAGATTACATTACCTACTAAACCTTTACAACACATTGATGACCCTGAAGGTGAAATTGCATTATGTATTTTAAGTGCAATCAATGTTGGTACACTAAAAGACTTAGATGAGTTACAGGACTTATGTAACTTGGCTGTAAGAGCATTAGACGAAGTTATTGATTATCAAAAGTATCCAGTGAAGGCCGCTGAAGTAAGTACAAAAGCAAGACGCTCATTAGGCGTAGGCTACATTGGACTTGCACACTATCTAGCGAAGCATGGTGTTAAGTATTCAGATAAGAAAGCACTTACTAAGGTACATGAGCTATCAGAAGCATTTCAATATTACTTGTTAGTTGCAAGTAATGAATTAGCAAAAGAAAAAGGTGCTTGTGAATATTTTAACCGTACTAAATATAGTGATGGCATTTTACCTATTGACACATACAAAAAGGAGTTGGACGAGATATGTTCAATTACATTAAAGTATGATTGGTCTGCTTTACGCAATGACATATCAGCCCACGGTTTACGGCACAGCACATTGTCCGCACAGATGCCTTCGGAGAGCAGTTCCATTGTGTCGAACGCAACCAACGGAATCGAACCACCTAGAGGGTTCTTGTCCGTTAAGAAAAGCAAAAAAGGGCCTCTTAAACAGATTGTTCCACAGTATACTACGTTAAAGAATAACTATACGTTGTTGTGGGATATGCCAAGTAACGAAGGTTACATAAATATCGTTGCAGTAATGCAGAAGTTTTTTGATCAAGCCATTAGTGGTAATTGGTCGTACAATCCAACTCATTTTGAGAACAACGAAGTTCCAATGAGTGTTATGTTACAAGATATGTTAACAACATATAAGTATGGTTGGAAAACATCATACTATCAAAACACTTATGACTTCAAGAGTGATCCAAGTGAAGAGGAAATTAAGACAGAGACAACAAACTCTTTTGAACCTCAAGTGGGACTACCAGATGGTAAGCCATTAGAAGATGAAGAAGAAATTTGTGATAGTTGTGCTATATAGGGAAGAGGAATAGACAGTGAGTAAGACAGTATTTAATAGAGAAAAAGTAGACTTTACAAAGAGCCATATGTTCTTTGGACCAGATCAAAACACACAAAGGTATGATGTGTTTAAGTTCCCTGTGTTTGATAAATTGAATCAAACAATGCTAGGATATTTTTGGAGACCTGAAGAAGTAAGTCTACAAAAAGATAGAAGCGACTATGCTAACTTCCGTCCAGAACAGAAGCACATCTTTACTGCTAACTTAAAATACCAAACACTACTAGATAGTGTACAAGGTAGAGGACCATGTTTAGCTTTCTTACCACACGTAAGTATTCCAGAGCTAGAAGGTTGTATTGTTACTTGGGACTTCTTTGAAACTATTCACAGTCGCTCGTATACACACATAATGAAGAACGTGTATGCAGACCCAACTGAAGTATTAGATACTATCTTAGATGATGAAAAAATTATTGAACGTGCTATTAGTGTTACTAAAAACTATGATGCGTTTACAGAAGCGGCAGACAAACACATACATCTTAAAAAAGGAACGATGAGAGATGTTAAGAAGAAACTATTCTTAGCTATGATGAACGTAAACATCTTAGAAGGACTACGTTTTTATGTTTCCTTTGCCTGTACGTTTGCATTTGGTGAACTTAAACTTATGGAAGGTTCAGCAAAGATTATTAGTTTGATTGCTAGAGATGAAAGCCAACACCTTGCATTAAGTTTACACGTTCTTAAGAACTGGATGCGTGGTGATGACGATCCAGAGTTTGCCTCTATTGCAAAAGAGTGTGAAGCAGAAGTTTATGAAATGTGGAAGACTTGCGTCAATGAAGAAAAGGCGTGGGCACACCACTTAATGAAAGATGGATCAATTATTGGTCTTAATGAAAAACTGTTAGGCAACTACGTAGAGTTTATTGCTAACAAGAGATTAAAAGCATTAGGATACAAGCCAATCTTTGATACACCTACAACACAGAATCCCCTACCATGGACACAGCATTGGTTGAGTTCATCAGGGTTACAAGTAGCACCACAAGAAACAGAAGTAGAGTCTTACATTGTTGGTGGTATTAAACAAGACGTTAACACAGACTCGCTCAAAGGATTTAAGTTATAATGGAAACAAAAGAAGCTACTCCACACACTACCGTAGTTTATAGTAAGCCTAATTGTCCTTCTTGTGTAAAAGCAAAGATGTTATTACAAAACAAGAAGATCCCATACACCGAAAGTATAATTGGAAAGGATATCCAAGTTGAAACTCTTATGAAAGAGTTTGAAGTAAACGGATTACCGATGCCAAGAACTGCTCCGCAGATTATATTACACGGTAAGTATGTAGGAGGGTATGAACAATTAGTCCAACATATGGACGACCACGGTATGAACTATGAACACTAGGAGACATTATGTTAATTGAGCCGGCATATAAATTAGGAGACGTTATCACTATTAAACTTACATCAGGTGAAGAACTTGTAGGTAAGTTTGAAGCAGATGACGACAAGACAATCAAAGTAAACAAACCACTTACATTAGTTGCAAGTGAAAAAGGCATTGGCTTACAACAGTTCTTGTTTACTGCTGATATAGATAAATCATATACTATTAAGCATCAAGCAATTACTTTAATACACAAAACAAGACCAGAATTTGCAGAAGCATATACCAAGCAGACAAGTAGCATTGTACAAGCACCCGCTGGTATGGCAGACCTAGTACGTAAATAATCTTACATAAATATTAATATGCACGAGTTTGTTATAAAAGACAAGGGTCAATTAGTCACGTACACAGAGTACGAAGCTATACCTAATGAATTCGACCATGTAATTAAGTTCTTACCTGAAGTTCCACCAGAACCTCATACTGAAGAACAGCATGAAGAGATTGAACAGTGGAATATAAAGTTGCAAGAACTAATGAAAAAGGAGAGATCATATGCCAGCAGTAACTAGAGTAGGTGACGCCGACGTTGCCCATTGTAGCGGAATGACAAGAGCAGTAGGATCTGGTAATGTATTTGCTAACAACATTCCTGTTTCAAGACAGGGTGACGTTAACACAGGACATTTACTTCCACCTGTACCATGTCCGTCACACTCGGCACCAATAGCAGTAGGATCAACAACAGTATTCACCAATAACGTAGGAACGGGCAGGGTTGGAGACGCAATAGCAGGGTGTACTTCGGTCGCGGCAGGCTCTTCAAACGTTTTTGCAGGATAATTTCGCCAATTAAGGCACCAACAAACCACATTTACACAATAACATTACAATTTACAATAATTAATTACGAATATAGGAGATAATATTATGTCAAACATTCATGAACAGATCGTAGCTGAATACGAAAACTATATGAAAGAGTCAGAATCTTTCGAATCAAAAAACGTTAAAGCGGCGGCGGCAAGAGCAAGAAAAGCCTTAGGTAACATGGGTAAACTTGCTAAATCAAGAAGAGCAGAAATCCAAGAGAAGAAAAACTCTCTATAATAATTTCTAGAAATACATTTATAGCATGACTAACCCTCATGCTATATTTGTATGTACATAATTCTATTAACAAAATCATAAATACTCTAGTACAAATTGTTTATTACAAAACATAATCACGAAGGATTAATAAAAAAATATGAGTGAGCGAGTCGTTGGCAAACTGAAATGGTTTGACGCAAAAAAAGGTTACGGGTTTATAACTCCCGATGATGGCGGACAAGATGTGTTCGTACATATATCTGCCTTTGAAGGTGCACAGATAACTAACATTTCGAATAAGATGCTACTAGAATATGAACTTGTTGATAACAGGGGCCGAATGATAGCAGGTAACCTTGTTCGTCCTGATAACTTCAACAGATAATTTAGATCGATTTAAAAGGCTTAGGCAATCCGTCTGAGCCATATATCATTTCGCCTGTGTCAATAAAGGCTCCACACATACGACCGTTGGCGTGTTTACCGTAATACTTAACTGGCTTGACTTCTACCAATTCACCATCTCGAAGTGCAGTCCTTTTATAGTTCTCAGACTTGACTCCTCTTTGCTTTACTCCAGCCATGTTACTTTCCTAACTTCGCTTTCAAGGCCGCTCTCTTTTGTTCTATAAGTGCCGCCTGGCGTATTTTTCTACCTAGTGGTAGACGTTGTATCATTTCGTACATTCCGCCTTTTTTGGCTTCCCATTCTACTCTGACTTGTTTGCTTTTGGTATTGCCTTGGAAGGCTTTGACTGCCTTTCTTAGGCTTGTTGATTCTTTGGTTTCTACATTCTCGCCGTCATAGAAAGTATATGTTCTCATTTTGGGCATGGTAAATCCTTTGACATTAGTTATGCCAGAAGAGTAATATATGCACTTAAATAGGTTAAATATAGGTGTAATTGATGACAGCAACGTATGTCACATGAACAGGACCCGGGGGCGGTACCCGGCGCCTCCACCATAAACACATTTACCGAGTGTGCTTATGATGGGGGCGAAATAGGATCGACTGGCTTGTTAAGGTTGAACGAGATTACCGGGATGTAAGCTCCGTTAACGCGAACAAACGTTATAGATGCAAACGATAATGCACTATCCAACGTAACTTTTGTAGATTTTTCTGCACCAGTTACTGCGGTGAATGAGGATTTTGCCCTAGCGGCATAATCGCTCGGGGTTGGCAACTTACCTAGCAACAGAAAAGTTGCGCCTATTACTACATAGACTACGACTATAATAGCTTAGACTAAAAAATCAAATAAATATATCGCTAGGTGAGAAGGAGTAATTATAATGCCACCACGCAATCATAGAAATTGGTTAGCAGAACCAAAAGTAGAATATATTAGTAGCGAGTGTTACAACAATCAAGACATACACGACCAAGAACAAGAACAAATCTTTAGTAAGGTTTGGATACCTATGTGTCATAAGAGTGAACTACCAAACGAGTTAGACTACCGAACAACACAGATAGCAGGTGTAAATGTTATCGCATACAACACAGGCAAAGGATTCAAAGCATATCGTAACTATGGCAGTTGGGCACCAGCAGGAACACTAGGAGCACCTATTGTAACTGTTGAACCGCAGTTGCATTTGGAAGTAAAGCACGGAGGTATGATATGGGTAACACTAAACCCTGATCCTGATCAAACTGTAGAACAATGGACGGCAGGTGCATTTGATTGTATCGCTGATGCTATTGACACAGAGGAACTAGAAGTATTCCATTATCATAAAGCAATCATTCCTACTAACTATAAACTATGGCACGATACTAACAGTGAATTCTATCATGACTTCATGCACTACTTTAATCGTGTAACAGGATTCAATGATGAATATTTTGCACGTAAGAATATTGCGTTCGATAACGGTCATGTAAACGTAAGTTCTTTTACTGTCAACTATACCGAGTTTGATAAAGATGGAGATAGAGGAGAGTTAAGTTTTCCTAACTTGCCACCCAACCAATGGTATATGGTAGACTTGTTTCCAGGCTTCAACTTTAACCTACGTGGAAGTGCATATAGATCAGATAGTGTTACTCCATTAGGACCTAACAAAGTTCTTATTGAGTTTAGGGGGTATGGATTAAAGAATGATACCAAAGAAGAAAGACTTACACGTATCAGACACCATAATACTATTTGGGGACCTTTTGGTAGAAACTTACACGAAGACTTGCTAGGTGTTACAGGACAAGGTGCATCAATGGCTCCAGGTACTGAACGTAGAAACATACTACATGGTAGACACGAAAACTCAACTATCCACGATGAAGTTGGTATGCGTCACTACTATGCAGAATGGGGCAAGTACCTAGATGTAAATCCATCTAATCCATTATAGCTCTTGACATCTCTGTCAATATGTGTTATGCTTTAGCTATAACTTTATAATTACATACAAGGAGTACATTCCGATGGCTACATATTTGACAGTACTAGGGGTAGCATTAGTAGTTAATACTATCCATGTAGCGGTAACAGGGCACCAAATAATGCTTTGTCTATCCGGTTGTAATTAACACTCTTCCGGGGGTGTAGCTCAGTTGGTTAGAGCGTCCGCCTGTCACGCGGAAGGCCGAGGGTTCGAGTCCCTTCACTCCCGCCATTATAATAACAGAGGTATATTTGTGGATAAATTTATATTTGATGTCGACGGCACACTAACACCAAGCCGAAGACCGATTGACGACGACTTTGCAGTATTCTTTTCAGACTTTTGTGCAGAGCATGATTGCTATCTAGTAACAGGTAGTGATAGAGAAAAAACAATAGAACAAATAGGGGAAGAAATATATAGCCTTGCCCAACGTGTTTACAACTGTTCAGGTAGCGATGCTTACGAAGGTAGTAAGAATGTATATGCTGACCCATGGACACTTCCAGATGATACTAGAACGTGGTTAGAACAAACTCTTAAGGCAAGTACGTTTGGCTTACGAACAGGATTACATATTGAAGAACGTACAGGTATGGTTAACTTTAGTATTGTAGGACGAAATGCTACAATGGGTGAACGACAACTATATGTTAAGTACGACAAAGAAGAACAAGAACGTAACAGAATTGCTAAAGAGTTCAACGCCAAGTTTCCAGACTTGATTGCAACTGTTGGTGGAGACACTGGCATAGACATATCTCCTAAGGGTAATGACAAGAGTCAGATCCTAAGAGACTTTGACCCTAAAGATACCCTATGGTTCTTTGGTGATGCTATGGATCCTAGCGGTAATGACTATACACTAGCAAAGTGTAAGGAAGTTAATGCCGTAGCAGTTGAAAGCTGGAAAGACACACGTAACAGACTAAAAGCATTATAACCGTCCCTTATATCCACATATAACTATAGCTTATTTTGGTAAATAACTGCATACTTTATAGGAGTAGTTATTATGGCAAAGTTATATGGAACAGCATCGATACACGTTTCTACACCAAAGAAAACATCACAGTCTTCTAAGAAAAGATCTTGCAAACTTGCTTCTATGAACAAGAAGAAAAAACGCAGTTTAAAGTTTTACAGGGGGCAAGGGAAGTAATGTACGAGTACAAATGCAAAATATTAAGAGTAGTAGACGGTGATACAGTAGATATCGATATAGATTTGGGTTTTGGTATGTGGATGCACAAAGAACGAGTTAGAATGATGGGCATCGACACACCAGAATCTAGAACACGTGATAAGGTGGAGAAGAAATTTGGACTCGCATCAAAGGCCAGACTTAAAGAACTGTTACCAGTTGGATCAAAGCAACATCTTAAAACAGAAATCGATCGAAGCGGAGAAGATAAAAAAGGCAAGTTCGGAAGAATACTTGGAGACTTTATCGTCAACGAAAAGAGATGCACTGATATTCTTATTGAAGAGGGATATGCTGTAGTGTATACTGGCCAGAACAAAGACGAAGTAGAGCAGGCACATTTAAATAATAGAGATAGACTTATTAAAGAAGGAAAGGTCACCCTCTAATGTTAAAAATACTTGTTGTTGTTTTGATGACGGGTATGACACCAACAGGCTCTCAGGATTTGTATGTCTTTACTGATCCCAAGTTTGATACAATCGCAGAATGCCAAGCATGGAGCCAAGGTAACGTACCAGCTATAACGTATAGTGTCCGAAGAGAATACGGAACTAGACCAATAGAAGAAATTTACTGTATGCGAGAAGAACTGCTCAAAAAGTTTTTGGAAGACCCCAAAAGCCAATTCAAAAACGTATAAATTAGTTTACCAAAACACTTGACACTACACTAAAATTGTGTTACATTTAATACATGAATGCAATATTTGTGATAGTGTGTTTTTTTATCGGATTAGTTGGTTTAGGCTATTCCATGCATCTACCTTACGATAGTGAGCTAGGCGAAAACATCCTTGTAATATCTGCAGTCTTAGTAGCAGGACCTATATTAATTTTTTGGCGAGGATAGATCTATGACCATGCACTTACAAAGAGGACTTACAACTCTCAACACATCAACAAGAAAAAAGAAACGTAAGATAACCAAAGCAAAGTTAGAACGTTGGGCACTTGACCTACGAAAGTATAACAAGCAAATGAAAAGTTTGGGTATGCACGGACATATGATGACCATGGATCAATATGTTGATTATGTACATGGCCAATTTATTCCTGCCCAATCCAAAAAAGTGTCTATGGTAACAACACCGTGGCACCAATCAGGTGTGTCTTTTGAAAGGACTACTAAACATATTCCTTCACACACTAGTTCGGCTAGTTTCGCCCCAGCACTCAAAAAAGAATCCATGCAGTACACAGGAGAACGTAAATTGGTTGGTATTGCAACAATGCACAAATCAAATATGGTTCCAATCTTTGCAGATGATGAGGACAAAACGGGCAAGAAGGCCGCTACCGAAATCGCAACCATGCGTAGAAATTAGATTATTTTGGTAAAAAAGAACTTGACCTTTTCTGGATTAGGTGCTATTATATAAACATAATGAAGATAAACTTACGGAGGCTTTAATGAAAGGCACAATTAAAAATCTGACACTAGTCGCTACAATGGCGGTACTTATGTCAGCTTGTTCTACTATGACTACTGTTGTAGAAAAGGACACAGACGTCGTACCTAATTGGTATATGAAGTGTAAAGATACTGGAACAGAAGGTTGGTTCTGGTGGAGCAAAGACTACTACTATGCTTGTGGTAGCGGAGTAAGTGGCTTTAAAGAAGCGGCTTATGACAAAGCAATTCAAATAGCAAAAGTAAAAATCGCTGATAGAATCAACGGTGCAGTAAACAAGAGAACTACAATCGAGTATAATGATGCTGGTTCAGAGGAGAGTTTAAGCTCTACTCAACAGTCACAGGTATTGATTGTTAACAAGATTACTGACACAGTGGTAAGACACTATTCATCAACTGATGGTTACTTGTATAAAAGAAATGGCAAGTACTTCCATTTTGTTATGTTGAAGCTTAATAAAGAAATCGTTGATCAGCTTGTAGCAGAATCTCTTGCTAAGACTGTAAAGGTTGATACGAAAAGCATCAACAAGTCTGCAAGTCAACTTAACTAGGAGAAGAGTATGAAACATCTTCTATACATTATAGGTCTCATGTTTTTATGTACGGCCTGTAGTGCAACTAACAAGTTGACCTTAGAGGAAAGCGGACATCAATACTGTGAAACTGATAAGACCATTATCGATAAAAATGGTTCTACAGATAGCACACAAATAACCAAGTGTAGCGATGACCCGGTAAAGAAACTATTACCACCTAAGATGGGTATGGGAACACAATGCCAAGAACATTGGTACACTATTTTAAT